TTCCAAGGAAGTCTCGTTCAAGTCGGCCTGAGTAGTCGGCGTGTTGCTGTTAGTGCCACCAGATACTAGTGGGTGTGCAGTCTAGAACAGAGCAACACCGTCGCCACCGGGGTAGCTAGCGGAGAAGCCGTTGTTAATGACCGACGCTGCTTTAACTTGCTTGGTATAAGCCATCGAACGTGCGAGAGCTTTCGTGTAACGAGCCGACAAAGAGTCGTACAAGTTATCTTCGATTGCCTCTTCGGTCAGAGCAAAGCCCTGAGCGATGGTTTCGTGGTTATATCGAGCAGTCCAAGCTTCTTGCGCATTGTCGTAACGAATTGCACTACCTTCGTTCTTGACTGGTGCAGCAGTAAAGCCTGACAGCTTGGTTTCTTCTTCGAACGAACGCTCAGAAGTCTCTGTTTCGTAGATCTCTTTGTGTTCTTCGCCGTAGCGTGCATATTCCAGACCGAACAGAGCGTTCAGGCCGGGCAGCAGCTCTTTAAGCAATTGAGCGCGTGAAATAGCCATTGTTTATGCTCCTTATACGCCGGTTGGGTTGAGATACGCATGACCGCCGGTAACTACAGTAGCCACAGTGTTGCCGGGGCTAGTAAATGTAGAAACCATGTACGGTGCGTTGAACTTACAAATGAACTCGCAATAGCCGTTAGAGCCGTTGGAAGTATCAGGTACAAGATCAACAATACGGATAGGGAACGACGCAGTAACTGCGGTGTTACCACCAAAGATACCAACAGCCGAATCACCAGTAGTGTTAGAACCTGCGTTTTGTACCAAAACAGCATTCTCACCAACAACAGCGGGGCCGTAAAAAGCAACGGTTGTACCTGTCGATACAGTAGCTACTTTAAACAAAACATCAGGGTCATCCACAACGTACGCTTGGATGTCTGAAGCTGCGGTGCTTGCTGGATAGTACTGCGAGAATGTCTTCTGGCTAGTAGTTGGGTTGGTATAAGTACAACCCAAGAAAATGCCTACCGGCGTAGCAGTGCTAGTACCAGTATCTTTTTCAATTGTGCCGTTAGATACACGCTTAACCACGTCACCGTAGTAAATGCTGGTGGCATAACCACTAGCAATTGACATTAGGCGAGTGGAACCGGCGTACACCTGACCGCCGATCAAATTGACCGGCTGCAAGCCATAGGGCTTGTCAACTGTAGGATATGCCATAGTTAAACTCCAAAGTTAAAAAATCACTTAATACCTTTGCCAAAACTTGTCGCAGACTTCCGTTCGTTAAACAGGGGCATCCTTGGGTCGCTCTGGCGCATCAGGTTGTTATCAACCGACTGCATCCAGCCTTCCGCCTGACGTTGGTAATACTCATTACGAGCTTCAACTTTCTTTTTTGGCATCTTACAAAGTAATAAACCGCCCATCTGCACTTCGCCGTTTTCATTAGCGGCTAGCTTCAGTTCTGGATGATCTACTGCCCTTACAGGCTCCCAACCCTCACGAATCTGTAATGACACATGAGATGGGATTGCTTGACCAAAAACGTGAGTCGAAATCCAACGGAACTTATAGTCCGGGTCAGGAATCGGGTCTGGCAGTACGCTCGGCGGTTTATAGTCGTCACGAGTTGATTCTTCGCGTGTTTCAAGTTCACGGGGAGTGCGGTTATTAGCCATTTCGGGCCTCCATTTTCATAAGTTCAACGGCATACTGCTTCGGGGTAAGACCAAGTTTGGCAGCGATAGCCTCTTGCGATCTTGTCAACTTAATCTTTTTCGTTGCAGTAGAACGCGCAGCGGAAGCGACAACTGTCGCGGCTGGTCTTTTTGAAGTGGATGCGCCTTGCGGCTTTGCAGGCTCCCCAAAAATCTCGGGGAACTTTTCTCTGAGGCGAGAGTCGATTCTCTCGTAGTATTCATCTGTCCGGGCGTAGTCAGCGCCGTTTTCCGCTGTTAGACGTTGGTGTGTAGCCAAGGCCATTGCGGTGACTTCCTCGTAACCGGGCGCTCCGAACCACTGGTTTTTAGCTTGCCAGCGCAAGGTCTTATCGTCGGGGCGCACCTCGGGTTGAGGCGATGGTTGACTATATACCTGTTCTTGATCGACTTGTAAAGAGGTTGGTCTAAAATTATTTGCCTTGTCCAACCTGATCTTGGCATCTTGCAGTTCTTCCTGCGCTGCCAGCATTGCATCAGTGTCGTAAGACTCCGCCGCTTCTTTGTACTGTTTCCGAGCCATCTCCAGATCGGCCTCTGCTTTTGACTTCAGTACTTCAGCAAAGGTCTGTTCCCCAGAATTGACGTACCCGCGCAATTGCTTGTTTTCATTTACAAGCTGTTGGGCTACCCGAATAGCTTCCTCGCGTTCACGCAGGGCTGTCTCTTTAGCACGGCGTTCGTCGTGCCGCGCATGAGCCAACTCTTTGATACGCTTTTGAACTTTGTCGCTGTATTGCTCTACCTCTTCGTCGGAAGGGTCAGCTACATCGCGGTCCAGAGGTTTTCTGCCTCGGTCTTGTTCGGGGGTATCGTCTTCAATTTCGATCTCGACATCGGACTCGGTGCTGATATCAATATCATCGTCTTCCATACGAATATCTGGCAGGTCATCATCCCCGCCTTTGCCCGGAATTCTTAGTTCCGTCATGTATTCTTCATTAGCCATGAACTTCTCCTTATGCTGCGCGTGCGTAGCCGCGTGGGTCTTCTACCGTGCCATCAACCTGATCGTCAAAGATCATGCGAAATTCACGTCCGTGAATTTGGAATCGTGTACCGCTATAAGCACGAACCAAAACAAAATCACCTTCTTTACACCAAGGACCGCCGGGGAATCTATCGGGGTCTTTGTATGCGTCAGGACCCAACGCCACAACAAACAACACTGTGGACGTTTGTTCTTCAATGCGTTGCGTCAAACTTGCTTTAGCAATCCACGAATCATCAAACGTATCTCCTGCTGGCGGGATTGCGCACAAAATTTTGTGTCCAACAGGTCTTGGTAATTGACGCGCTTTATCTGCATCGGCAGGTGCATCTGTGTCTTCCTCTTTCAAAGCAGTCTCAGCTTTAATCAAGTCTTTCAAATACTGCGGGAGTAATAAATCACTCATCGAAATCATCCTTTGTAGCTTTCTCAGCAAGGTCAAGTAAATGGCGCTCTGCGATAGCTAGACCTTGAATCACACCGCAAAGCTTTGTATAAGCCGCATAATCAGCGCAGACACCGCCTGCGATATCGTCAGCGTAGTTGTTCATATCATCCCGAATTTTCTTGCGCAGGATGTCAACAAACGACGTGTACTCCTGTATGGTTGTCATTTAGTTCCTTTTGACTTAGGTTGGGGTTTGTTAGCTTGTTGGCGTTTTATTTCCAAGTCTGCTTTAGTTTTTGCAATATCCGCGCCCATACGCACGCCTTCAATTTCGTTAGAAGACGCAGCCTGTGCTTGGTCAAATTGAGATTTCATACCCAACTTCATACCTTCTAACTCAAACTGCGCAGAAACTTTTTCTCTTTCAAGATCAAGCTTGTCTGCTTGTGCAGCGGCGTCAATTGACAGTTTCTGTTTCTTAAGCTCAAGCTCTTGTATCTTGAGTTGAAGCTCTTGCATCTGCATTTGGATAACAGGGTCTTGTTGGTTTTGTTGCGCTTGTGCAGCGGCGGCCTGTTGTGCAACTTGGCCTTGGCTGTTTTGTAAAACCATAGGTGCGGCTTGTGCGACAAGCCGTGATAGCTGTACTTCTACAGCAGGGTCTAACTTATCGTCAGGCATTGGCAAATCAGCGCCCAACGCTTCTTGTATCTTGTTGCGATACGCAAAGCCTAAGTGTTCTGCAATGTGCGCCATCATCGCCTGTTGAATCATCGGCGCTTGTGGGTTCTGTCCCATCATCTGTTGAATCAGTGGGTCTTGAACTGCGGCCATGTGTACTTTGATATGCGCTTCGTGGTCCTGATACATAAACGCTTTCACGGGCTTTAACTTCAGCACGTTCATGTTTTCTGTTATCGGGTCTTGCGGCGTACGATCATCTTCCAACGGTACCAACTTGTTGGCGTTCTTTATACCTAACACGTCCAACATCTGACGATGCAGCAAAGGCATGTCATATATCTGAGGCGCGGTTTGCGCTAATTGAAGAACTGCTTGGTACTGAACAACCCGCTGCGACATCGTTGCAGCATTTGGGTCGGAGACAGGAATAATTTCTATGTCTTCATAGTCAGACTTTTTAGCGCGTTTGTTACCAGACGCAGGTTCGTACTCGTAATCTTCAGGCGAGTAGTCACGAATGATTGCTGCTAAGAGTTGGAGTTCTTGTTTGAGGGCGTAGTGGACTCGGGCTTGAACGGCGGACATAACTTTGAGCGTTCGTTCAAGTATGGCAAGAGTTGTTCCCACCGGAGTATTAGCCGACATATCGGACACTTGGATGTCGGCAGTTGCTGCGAAACGTCGGCCCTCCTCAACGATAATACCAAGGAGCTGGAGTAGAGTGGCCGATGGTTCTTTGTAAGGTAGCGGCAGTATGTTGTCACGTATGGCTCCTGAACCTGTATCTACGTCTCGCCATTCGCCCGGAGCGATTGGTGTGTCATCGCCTTTAATCCGAAGTCCTCGCGATTTAAGTCCTCCGGGGAGATTGCTGAGAGTTCCCGCATCCACGAGTTGTCGCATGAGGCTGGTGGCTGACTTGGCGTAGCCACCGATGAGATGAAACAGCCCGAAGCCGTAGGGACCAAAGCCGGGAATATATTGGTAGTGAACAAAGTGTTGCCTCTTTAGTTTGAGATCATCGTCTTCCAACCAGTTGCGACGAATAGATAGTATCTCGTCGGAACCTTTAAGTATCGTTACAACATACGGCAACGCGATGCCGGTGGGTTCACCATCGTCATCCACATCTTCGTAGCCGGGCAAGTCCAAGTCAACATGCACTTCATACAGCTCGTAGCGGTCGTCAAACGACGCTGACATGCCTGACTCTTTGTCTTTCTTTTGTTGTGTTTCGTTCGTTACTTTAGGCGGCTCACCTAAATCAAGGTCGCGATAGAACCCAGCCTTCTGTAACTTCAGGATGTCGTTCTCAGTCTTGCGCATGCGATGCGTAAGCCGCGGACACGTTTGTAGTTCTGTCGTGCCATACGGCAGGATGATGTCTTCTGCTGATACGTAGACCGATGTTTGACGATCTAGTGTGGGGTCCTTATACACCTTCTTAAACGCGGAGCCGATAGCAGGTAAAGAAAACAACATGCGTTCATGTTCAGGTCGAAACTCGTTCATGTCCTCAGTCAATTCGTAGTTCATGTCGTCTTGTACGCGCTCTGCTATTTCTTTCTTTTGTGGTGTTTCTTTTCCCAAAATCTTAGCTTTAGTCGGGCCTTTAGCTGGGAATGTTTCTGTAATTGTTTCTGATTGGAAGCGCACAACGGCTTCAGTAATCATGGGGTGGAACACACCACACGCACCAGCCCACGGTTCCGTACGCTCGTCGTACTTCAAACCTAGCAGCGTCAAGCCTTCTTTATATGTGTCTTCCCAATCTTTGCGTGAAGACAGGTCGTTACGCACGTCATCTAAAATTTCACCGACAAGCGACTGCAATTCGCTTTCATCAATTTCTTCTGCAAGGTTGGCGTTGAAGTCTTCTTCTACTTCACCCATCTCAATATCAATTTCTATGTCGCCAGCACTAATATGCACGGCCTCTGGGTCTTCAATCTCAATCTCGATACCGTCTTCTTCTGCGTCGGCTGGCATGCCCAAGGGGGCAGCGTACAGTGCTTTATCTATCGCCATGATGCGTCCTTAATAGTATGCGTGTGTCTTGCGTTTAAAAAATGTCGGTTCATCCTCGTAATCGCTTGGCAGACTAACAAACCCGCCTTGGCGATAGCGCAGCAGCGCTTGAGACACCGTATCAACATAGTCGTCATGCTCTCCCACAGGGAACGCTGCAACCTCTTCAATCACTTCTCTTGCCCATCGTGTGTCTGGTGCCCATACTTTGCCGCTGTGGAAGAAGTCGGCAACAGCGTTAAGACGGGCGGTTTTGTCTGTAGTGCCTTTAACGCGACCTCGGCTGGGGGTGAACTCATCGACGGGGATGCCCATTGCTCTGAGTTCTTGGATAAGGGGTGCGCCTGCTGCCTTTTTCTCCACAATGAACGCATCTGGTTCCCACTCCTTGTAGTGTTTCAAAGCAGTTGCCTTTAATTCAGGGAACTGCATCCGGTCTTTAAACGCATCCAACAAAATTACGTTAGGTGCGCCGTTGTCTTCGTCGTTATACCAAACGCCCCATGTAGTACATGCACTATAGTCGGCTGATGTTTTAGATTCATGCGCCGTATCCCAGCTCTGAATGATGTAACTACACTCTGGTGGCTCATCTTCTTCCCAAACTTTCCACGAACCGCGTCCAATAATGGCTGACACGTCCGATGTAGGGTTCTGCATGTACTGCGCGTTCCAAAACCGTGGGTCTAAGTTAGCTTTTTTGGCTTGTAACATCTCCAACGGCCATTGTTCAGGCCACAGAGACTTTTCTTCCGGCGTTCCTTCGTTAAATATCGCAGGAAGCTCAACAATCTCCCACGTATCCGCGCCGGGGTTCTTTATCTGGTAATCAATTAAGCGTCCGGTCAAATCAACCAAGCTCCAACGTGTCATGATTACGATAATTGCGCCGTTTGGCATCAGACGTTGTAGCGGACCCTGCTGGAACCATGACCATGCGGCATCAAATGCACCGCGACTGTTGGCTTTCATGTCCTGTTCTGAGTGTGGG